CGTTCACGTGCCCACCTTCCTGACCGCCTGGTCACGCATCGTCGCACCACCCAGGTTGTACGAACGGCTCAACGGCGTCACCGCGTTGATCACCAGCACCAGCACCGCCGCCGCGATGTTCGCGGCCGGCCCCCGCTCCCGCAGCATCGGCACCAGGTCGGTACCGGCCCACGCGGCGAGCTGGACGACCAGCATCAGCAGCAGGTCACGCGCCCACGTCGGCAGCCTGTCCAACAGTCCAGGACCCACAGCACATCTCCTCCCGGTCAACGCTGCTGAATCAGCGACAGGACAGCGGTGATCAGCGCCGCGCTGGCCATCGCCCCAGTCCCGTACACGATCATCTCCAGACGGCCCGTCTTATCCCGGCCCACCTCGACCGCAGCACCCAGCCTCGACATCTCCCGCGTGTTCTCCCGGGTCGCGTCCTTCACCTCGACCAAGCCGCGGTAGACCTCGCCGAGGGTGACGCTGTCCCCGGCCGGGTCGGGCGCCACGTCAGGGCTTCAGCTGGCGGATCAGTTCGGCTGCGACCTCGGCCGCGGTGGGGCCAGCCCCGGGCGGCTGGGTGGCCGGCGCGGTGACGGCGGCCTTGATGGTCTCAACCTCGGCGGCGAGCGCGGCCACACCATCGTTGGCCCGCTTCGCGTTCAGGTAGCCCAGCGCCCAGATCGTGTTGTACGACTGCTCGCCGATATCGGATCCGAACGTCTCGTGGTGGGCGCCGATCAGCTTGGCGTCAGCGTCGGTCAGTGGCATGTCGTCCTCCTGTAGAAGCTTGGCCAGGCCGAGGGTCCCGGTCCATTCGTCGGCCGTCTGGGTGTAGTCGCCGGACAGGTGCACGTGGCTCGTGTGTGGGTCGCCGTCGTAGGCGTGCTGGGCCCAGCCGTCCCGGCGCGACCAGATCCGGCGGTTGTAGATCACATACCTGAACGGGATGTAGACGCCGCGCCTGGCCTGCCGGATCAGGTACTGGACGACCTGCTCCATGGTGACCGTGGACCGTAGATCGGCGTCGATGTCGATGGCGCGGACCTCGTCCTTGCTGTCGCCGTCTCGGTACTCGGAGTTCCCGGTGATGTCGGGGTTGTGCCCGGACCTCTCGGCCTGGTGTGCGGTGTTCCCGATGGCACCGTCGGACGCCTTGTCCCGGTGCGGGAACACGGCATTGAACTCGTCCCGGACGGTGGCCAGTCCCTTGGTGAGTACCCAGGTCATTTCGTCAGTCCTCCCGGCGGATCACAGGTGTTGCAACGCTTTCGGCGTGCTCATCAGTGTCGCGAAGCTCACCCAGATCGAGTGCCAGCCGACCGCCAGCCGCCCGGGCGGCGCCCACGCACCGTAGGCCCGGCAGGCGTTCACCGCGCGGTTGGCGACGTCCGGGGTGCCCGGCAGGTCCCACGAATGGGTGACCTGCGACAGGCGCGGATCCGACCAGTAGGCGGGTAGCACGTAGTGCCTGCGGTCGCTGAACCGGGTCGGGTCGTCCGCGGACAGCTGCGCGAGCGCTTGCCCACAGGCCACGTGGTCGGGGTGGTTGTCGACGACCGGCGAGTGGCCCTTGATGCGGACCGGCTGGCCCGGCGCGACCAGATCGCAGACCGCCAGGATCGCCGCGTACGCCGAGGTTTTGGTGACGCCACCGTCGGGCAGGTGCGCCTCATGATGCGTCAGCGTCCCGGACTGGCCCGCGGCCATCGACGCCAGTGCGGTGGCGTGCTCGGCGGCCCGGGCGGTCACGATGGCGGCAGGGTCCAGCGTGGCGTACCCCTCGAGCGCCGGGACGTGCTGCACTGCCCACCACGAGCTGACCCCGACCCCGTTCAGGACGTCGCGGGCGCTGGTGCCTTCCCCGTCGGTAAGCAGCAGCACGTGCACGTCCTGGCCCGCCAGGTGCTCGACCAGCGGGACGGCCATCCCGAGCGTCTCGTCGTCCGGGTGCGCGACGACGAACAGGACAGGGCTGGTGGACATCGGCACCATCCTCTCCCCCGGCGGGATCCCGATCGACGCGAGAACCGTTGCCGCAGTGAGGAACGCGCGGCGGTTCATCTCAGAAGGGGATGACCAGGATCCGGCGATCCCGGTACAACCCTGTGTTGTTGGACGTCCAGTATTTCAGCTTGAACGTGTTGCTCCCCGCGGTCAGGGTCGGCCACCAGAACTGGGCGTCCTGCATCTGCGTGTTCGCGGTCTGGTTGTTCCCGATCAGCGCCCAGTGGACGTCGGCGGCGATGGTCGTCGCCCCCGACACCTCCGGTGCGCACTGCGTCGCCCCGGCCGGGTTGTTGTTCATGAACGTCGAGTAGATGACCAGCGCCGTCGTCCCGGTCGTCACCGTCACCGACGGGCCGGGAGTGGTCAGGTCGGTCGGTGACGTCGCGGTCGTCGACTCCTGCGTCAGCACCTCCGCGTACGTCGGGGTCCGCGCAGCCAGTGTGTTCGATGCGGTCGACACGAACAGCTGACCGGCCGCTGTCGCCTTCGCGGGGGCCGTCTCCTTCAGGTCATCGGACAGGATGTTCAGCTGTGCCGCGGTCAGGACGTTCCCCGAGGTGAACGTCGGCGGTGTCGACCAGGTCATGTCGGTCAGGCTCCGATCTGCCGTGCCATCAAGGCGTTAGCGAGCCCGCCGTCCGGGATCAGCCCGTGCTGCACGCTCTCCGCGACCAGGTCGAGGACGGTCTCTCCGTGCAGCCAGTTCCGGGTCGCCGGGACAGGACGGGCGAGGATCACCCGCTCGATGTCCTCGACGTCGGCCGGCCATACGGCCGCGCATTGCAGCCCGCAGCCGCCGTAGGCGCCGCTGCGGCAGGTGAACCCGTTACGGGTCAGCCCGCCCGTGCTGCCGTCGTCGCAGCGGCCGAAACACTCGCTGTTCGTGCAGCCCGGGCGCGGGCAGGATGCCACCCACCGGCCCCACGACATGAACACGACCGCCCGCACGTCGTCAGTAGGCAAGGACCGCGCTCCCGTTCAGAGTGCTGGTGCCCAGGACGAAAGGCGTCCCGGTCGGCGCGGTGGGGACCGCCTCCAGTCCGAAGGTGATGACGTGCTCGGTCACGTCCCGCACCTCGTGCTGGATCGACTCGACGAAGTAGCCGCCATCCACGCCCGACTCGGGCTCGATGACGGTGACCAGGTCGGACAGATCGATCGACAGGAGCGCGGCCAGCCGCGTCGTCTGCGTGTGCTGGCAGGTGAAGCTGACTTGCAGCGTCGGAAGCGGTTGCTTCCGTTGTGCTACATACAGGTTCGCCAGGTCGACGGCGTCGACGCGGGACGCCCACACCGGGTCGGCGCCGCTGGGCAGGCCCCGCGGCCCGTAGTCGGTGATGCTCGCCGAGTCGGTCGCTGTCACCTGGACGGTGCGGGCGACGGTCACCAGCGACCCGAGCAGCCGGACATCCTGTAAGACGCAGCCGCTGCCGCCGGCAGTGATCGTGAAGGACGTCGACTGCCCCGATGTCCGGGAAAGCACGGAGATCGTCGACACGGACCCAGAGACGATGGTGAAATACGGGCCGGTGGCACCGAAGAACGGGTCCGACGTCTTGACCAGGACCGTGGTCCCGCCGGACGGACCCAACGTGATGATCTCGTCTGTGGACCAGATGGTTTCGATACTGGCGCTGGACCGCTCGTCCACGCTCACCGTCACCGAGTTGACGATGTTGCTCCAGGCGTCGTTATACGCGTAGCCGCCCATCACCGGCTCGACCTGACCGTCGCCCCGCCACGTCGACTGCGACGTGGTCGATGCGGCCCGGACATACCGGTGCAGCCGGTCCCGGAAAACGATCCCGCCGCTGGTGTCGACGGTCAGCAGCGCCGGTGGGCCCTCGCTGGCGAGGATCTTCTGCAGCGCGGTGAACGCGTCGCCGCCGTCCTCCCACCACCACGGCATCAGCGTCGCCCCGGTGTCCAGGTCCCGGCCGCCGGTCCACCCGACAGCGTCCAGGACCAGCCCGATCGCGGCACCGGTGCGGATCCCCTGATACAGCTCGGTTGCGATGGTGACGCCCCGGAAGTCCGCGAGAGTGTCCACCAGGTTCAGGCTCACGGTCTTCGCTGCGAGGTCCGGGTTCAGCGGCGAGTCGTCGGTGTGACCGGCGAACAGGGTGTACGTGGTCGCGCCGACGGTGCGGGTGATCTGCACCGGTCGGGCCGGTTTCACCAGCCCGAAGATCGGCGAG